TGAGTCCGTAGAACCTGCTGAGACCGAGGCTGTTTATGATATTGAGGTTGAGCACGAGAAGCATAACTTTGTTGCCAACGGTATTATCGTTCACAACTCCAGGGCTCCTGAGCGTCGTATCTTCTACATTGACGTAGGTAATCTTCCTAAAGTCAAGGCAGAGCAATATCTGCGTGATGTTATGATGCGTTATCGTAATAAGCAAAATTATAATGTCGCCACAGGTGAGATACAGACAGATAAAAGGTTCATGAGTATGCTGGAGGACTTCTGGCTTCCTCGTCGTGAGGGCGGCAGAGGCACTGAAATCACCACACTTCCTGGCGGTCAGAACCTAGGAGAAATCACGGACATTAAGTACTTCCAAGAGAAACTCTACCGGTCTCTAAATGTTCCACCAACCCGTATTGGTGGTGAAGGTGGCTTTAATCTGGGCCGGTCATCTGAGATTCTAAGAGACGAGCTGAAGTTCACCAAGTTTGTTGGAAGGCTTCGTAAGAGGTTCTCAAACATGTTCAATGACATGCTCAAGACCCAGTTGATTCTCAAGAACATTATCACTCCAGAAGATTGGAAGGAAATGCGTGAGCATATTCAATACGACTTCCTTTATGATAATCACTTCTCAGAACTTAAGGAAGCTGAATTGATGACGGAACGTCTGAATATGGCTGCAACTGCTGAGCCTTATATCGGTAAGTATTACTCACAAGATTATGTTCGTCGCAGGATTCTTCGCCAGACTGATGAGGAGATTATTGAGCAGGATATTCTCATCAAGAAAGAGATTGAACGTGGTGTCATTCCTGACCCTAATGCCCAGGTTGACCCAAATACAGGGTTGCCAATGACAGGAGCACAACCACCTCAAGATAACATTCAAGGTGCCTCTGGAGATGTTCCTATTGACCCACAAACCGCCGATGATAAGGCAGTTGAAGTAACGAAAGACAAACCGCTCTAAATACTATAAGTTATTAAATGAAAACTATGGATGAACTAATGGATATGATTGTTTCTGATGAGTCACCTTCTCAAATCAGTGACCGCATCAAGGACATTCTATACGTAAAGACTGCCGGCATTATTGATGAACTTCGCCCTGAAGTTGCAGCCGACCTCTTTGGCTCCGAAGAATGAAATCCTTTCGGCAGTTTCTAGAAGAATCAATAAACGTCTCTGGTGACTTTAACGGAAACGTTTATTATGGCTCATCATCACCAGAAGCACAACAACCTGTTGGTGAAGAATATACTGCCGATGTATTCTGGAACGGGAACCTTTATCGTCTTGACCTTGTGAGCAAGAGTGGGGTTCCCTCTAGACAATCTTTAGCAGAGCAACTTCAAGACGAGTATCCAGGAGCTGTTGTTCATCAAATCTATCCAGCAATGGATAAGAATCAGAACATTGTAAACCGTAAGAGATACCATCCATCAAAGTTAGAGTGGATTGATTAATGGCTCAGTGGAATAAGAATATTCAAGATTACCTCAATCAGGAGAGAACTCTGTTTGAGGTTAATGGTGTTGCAACTAGAGATGGTAAAATTGTAGATGAACTCAATAGATTTCCAGTAACCATAAACTCAGATGCTTTTGGAAGAACAAGAGTATCAAACCCACTTACACTATTTGATAGTTCTCATAGGTATAGAGATAATAATCTTTGGGAAAGTTTGATTGTAGGCACGGGTTCTACAGTTGGATTTGTAACCACGCAAGGTTTAATTAACATAGGTATTGGAACAACTGTCGGTTCTTCTGTAATTAGAGAAACAACAAAGACATTCTCCTATCAACCAGGGAAATCTCTGTTGGTGTTGAATACATTTGTAATGAATTCTCCAAAGGAAAATTTAAGACAAAGGGTTGGATATTATGGTGCAGATAATGGAATCTATCTTGAAGTTGCGGGGATTGGAAGTACGTCAGTAAGTTTTGTAGAAAGAAGTTTGTCTACTGGCACGGAAACAAGAGTGCCACAAACGGAATGGAATAATGATAAGTTAGATGGAACTGGTGTTTCTGGATATACATTAGACATTTCCAAAGCACAAATTCTTTATATGGATATTGAGTGGTTAGGACTTGGAACTGTTAGAGTTGGTTTTGTAATTGATGGAAACTTTATTCACGCGCATTCATTTCATCACGCAAATCTTATTCAGTCAACTTATATTACAACAGCATCACTGCCGTTGAGATACGAAATTGAAAATACTGGAATTACAACTAGTTCAAGTACACTCAAACAAGTTTGTTCTTCTATAATTTCTGAGGGTGGTTATGAACTTCGTGGATTACAGCAGGCAGTAAATACGCCAATTACAGCACCAGTAGATTTACCATCTCCAGCAGGAACTTATTATCCAGTGATTTCTATTCGTCTCAAATCTTCTCCCAATAGATTGGATGCAATTGTTATTTTAACTGCTTTATCCTTAATGGGAACAGGAAATGGTCCACAATATAGTTGGCAAATGAGAGCATCTGCAACAACTAGTGGTGGAACTTGGGTAAGTGCAGGTGCCGATAGTGCCGTTGAATATAAGATTGATGGGGGAACTGTGAGTGGTGGAAGAGTACTAGCATCTGGATTTTTTGCTTCTACAAATCAATCTGGAGGAACAGTTGATATTCTTAAAGAAGCACTCTTTAAGTTCCAGTTAGAACGAAATAGTTTTACTGGTACTCCTTATGAATTAACACTTGTTTGTGCTAGTGATACTGCAGGTGCCGATGTCTTTGCTTCGCTTGATTGGGAAGAAATTAGCAGGTAATTATTAAAATAATAAATAGCTAATAAAGTCTTTATTATACAAATGCAAAGGACAAAGGTTATTGAGACTGAAGTTACAACAGGTACTAGTGCTGGTGCTGCCACAAGTATTGGTAGTGCTAGTTGTGTAAGGCTTCATAATAATACTTCTGGTATTGTGACAGTTGGTGTATCAACTTCTGTTGGTGCTGCCACTACTGTTTATTTTAGTATGCCTGGTAATAGTGTGGAGTTTCTTGAGAAGCTTCCAAGTGAAGTTCTTTGGACTTCTGCAGCAATCAGGGCAACAAGAGTAGGCTTTACCAATTAAGGAACAATGAAACTAATCACCGAAGAAATCGAAAAGGTTAAGGTCATTACTGAAGGGACTGGGAAAGAACAGAAACTTCATTTAGTTGGCCCCTTTTTACAGGCTGAGTGCGTAAACCGTAATGGTAGAATGTATCCCTTTGCCATTATGGAGAAGGAGGTAAACCGTTATAAGGAAAGGTACATCAATGAAGGTCGCGCTCTAGGTGAACTTGGGCACCCCTCGGGTCCGACAATCAATTTAGATAGAGTGTCCCATAAGATTATTTCTCTTGAGCAGAAGGGTAATAACTGGATTGGTAAGGCTCTTATTCTAGAGACTCCTATGGGTAAGATTGCCAAGTCCCTTATTAATGAAGGTGTAACTCTCGGGGTTTCTTCTCGTGGTATCGGGTCTCTTCGGGAAACCAATAAGGGATACAAAGAAGTTGGTGATGATTTTATGATTGCCACCGCTGCTGATATTGTTGCCGACCCTTCAGCACCGGACGCGTTTGTTTCTGGAATTTATGAAGGAGCTGAGTGGATTTATGATGCTACTAGTAATACTTGGCTAATGGAGCACACCAAGAGAAAAGTAGAAAAATTAGTAGAGTCTCGTGAGTATCAGGAACGGAAGATTGAACTCTTCCAGGACTTCCTGAGTTCATTGTAAATCATTTATTTGATAAATAAGTTTAGTTATTCAACGAAAGTAAACGGAGAGTTACAATGCCTCGTGGTAAAAACTTACAGGAAATGGACAAGGTAGGTACTACACAATCCCGAACTGCCGTGAACGCCAATGCTCGTTCTGGCGACCCAATGAAGCACCTATCCACCGGTATTCCTGATGGACAGAAAGCTGGTTGGGAAGACCTTGGTGGTCCAACTCCTGATAACTATCGTCCCGATGATAGCTCTGCTGAGCTTAAGGATGCTTCTGCTGGTCTACGTAAAGTCAGCGATGTTGTAAACAAGGGTGCCAAGAGCGGCGACTCCATGAAGTCCCTTAAGAAGAGCGATGCCATCAAAGAGGACGAAGAACTAGATGATGAAGATTACATTGAAGAAGAGGAAGTTGATGAGGATGGCAACGTAATCTCCGAAGAAGATTGTGAGGACGAAGACGAGGAAGAAGAAAAGCCTCGTAAAAAGTCTAAAAAAGAAGAAGAGGAGGATGAGGACGAGGATGAAGATGAAATGAAGGAAGAGTATGACATTGACGAAGATGTCAATGCTCTACTTCAAGGTGAGAACCTTTCTGAGGAATTCCAAGAAAAGGCTCGCACCATCTTTGAATCAGCTCTTCGTTCTAAAGTCTCTGTCATTCGTGAGTCTCTTGAGGCTCAGTACGAAGAAGCCCTCCTTGAGGAAGTTGAGGCCATCAAGGAGTCTCTAGAAGAGCGTGTTGACGCTTATCTAGAATACGTTGCCGAAGAGTGGGTCACTGAGAACGCTCTGGCAATCGAAAAGGGTCTGAAGGAAGAGATGACTGAATCCTTCCTCGGCGGCCTCAAAGGTCTTTTTGAAGAACATTATGTAACTATCCCTGAAGAGAAATATGATGTACTTGAGAGTATGGTAGAAAAACTTGATGAGATGGAAGAAAAACTCAACGAGCAGATTGATAAGAATGTTCAGCTCAACAAGCGACTCTCCGAGTCCGTTGCTGATCACATCTTTGATGCCGTTTCTAGTGGTCTAGCCACCACCCAGAAGGAAAAGCTCGCCTCACTTGCTGAAAGTGTTGAGTTTGACAGTGAAGAAGAATATCGTGACAAACTGGAGACACTGAGGGAATCATATTTTCCTTCACGAGTAGTTTCTCCTATGGCAACACCTGAGACTCTATCAGAAGGTGTAGACGTTGCTCCTGAATATCATTCAGACACAATGAATGCATACCTTCGTACACTTTCGGCTGTTGCAAACCGCTGATTTCAACATTAAATCAAACAACAACTTACAGAGGTAAACGCAATGTTTCAATCAGAAAGATTGCAGGAAAAGTGGGCACCCCTTCTTG